GCGATAAACTCGTCCCGTACAGCTAAAATACCTTCATCAGTAGAAATGTCGTAATTGTTAGCCTTAGCCCAATTCTCTAATAGTGTGGTTATGCTTCTAGTATGATGTAACTCTAAATCTTCAGTTATACCACAAATGTGGCATTCTGATTTTTTCTCATAGGCTGACTTTGCCTTATCTCTGACCCATTTAACAGGAATGCGATTATTACCAGTATTCTTTGCCATTTTTTTAATTATAGTTACACCAGCAGCAATTATAATATGTTAGGTCAAAAAAGTCAAGCTCAAATTTGCAAGCAAAGAAAAAGCCCGTAATGCATTTAACATTACGGGCTCTCTATTACCAGAATTTCCACCAAGGAGTATGTAATTTTGCTAGTAAATAAGTTTTTTCATCTTCTAGTTCATTTATTCTATCTTCTAACTTCATTACTTGATTTGCGTTAGTAATTACTAAATGAGCTCTTTCTGTTTCAAGCCTCTCTATTTCCTTTTTGAGATCCTCTACTTCATCTTTTGCTTGCATTAATTTGCTAGCTGTTGTCACCACCATTTAAACATCCTTTTCCACCAAGGTTCGTTTGCTCTTTGTTTCCACATCTCTACTTCTTTTTCTAGTTCCTCAACTAGATCTTCTAAATCCCCGTTTAATTTATATAACTCTGTATGTGCCGTGTCCAACTCTTCTATCTTGTTCTCTACGTCTAGCTTTAAACGTCGTTCATCTAGCAATTCACTAAGTTCTTTGTATTTCCTTTCTTGATACTCTAGATCTTCATTAAACTTAGCTAACATTCTTATATGATCTGCTGTCGATAATTTTAACACCTCGGAGCTAGCTTCTAGAACTTTTAAGTCGTCGTTTGATAGCGCTAAACCGCCTATAGTATTTAGCTCTGGTTGTAGCTTACAAATATAGTAAGTCTCTAACAAGTCTGCATGATCAGCATGACATTCTGTCAACACTGAAGCCTTAGGAAAACCATAATTGTTGTATGCATACTGTAGGGCTTTAGCTGCGGTGCCTTTACGAAGTTTGTCGGCGTGCTCGGCCCATCGACGTTCAATATCAACTGAACGTCCTACATATTTATCTCCATTTTTAAATGTTAGTAAATAAATTCCTGATCTCATATAGTATATGTATATAGTGCGTAGCGTATTGCATCGGGTATATGGCTAAACTTATGCACCGGTTTTTCTTTAATTAATGTTTCTTTAGTATCCCACTGGTATTGATCCAAGGCTGCAAGTGTTTCAACACATTCAGCACTTATCTTTAATCTGCCAGTCTCTAGCAGTGACTGTACATATGCGATACCAGGCAGAACATCCTTTTTTGCTTTTATTGTCGGAATATCGTAAACATACGCCAGGTCTGCCGCAAATTGGGCAGCGGCGTGGTCGATGAATATCGGATCTATGTTCCACTTTTCTATTAACTCCTTAAACGCTGCAGCATGTGCTGGAGTTTTACTCTCTGTTTCTAAATACTCTGCAACTATGTAGAAACAATCTTCTACAGGCTTATATATAATTACAACAAATGCTGTGGGGTCTTTATACCCGGGGTCTAATCCAGCTAATGCTTCGTCGCCGTCACTAGGTTCATACTCCACTATATGTTCGGGTTTTACTTCAAAGATCTGACCCTCGTATATAGCGAAGTTAGCCATGTATTCTTGCTCGAATTGAGCCTTTGACATACTACGCTTAGCTTCCTCTACGTCGGATGGCTGCATACGCGGATTCTCTGTCCAGTCAGCTTTAATGCTAATCCAATCAGGGTGTTCTTTGCTATATCCTCGGTCAAAGAATTTACTGAACCAATTTAGTTTTCCTCGTGGAGTACTAATGAAGATAGCTTTTGATCCTGGTCTGTCAAGGGTAGGACGTAGGCTAACATTAAATGCCTCTTCCCCGTCTGCTCCTAGCGCTGCCTCATCAAATATGATTAAGTTATACGATCGCCCAACACTACTGTCTACCGTGCTTAAAGAACCCATTCTAACTTCGGATCCATTCGATAAGGTAATCACTTTATCTTTTAAGTTATCACGCTCTACTTCTAGATCAAAGGTATTAATTAGTTTACGCTGTAGTTCAAAGCTAATGCTACTAAGACTGAAGTTTGGTGACATAATTAGTACATTACTACCGGGTACTAATAGTACTAGTTGGGCTAGTACGTTACTGATGAATGTCTTTCCTAAACGTCTTGAAAGTGCAGCGCATACGAATCTATACTTAGGACTATTTACTGCATTTATTAGAGCAATCTGAGGTCTATTAATTTGCTCCAATACATTACTATTTTCTCCACTCAGTGCATCTTTAGCAGGTAGTAATTTTAGATAAGGTTTAATTGGTAACTTAATGAAGCGATCAGTAACAGTTAACTCAGTAATTTCCTCGCAATCTATGTCTGGTCTGCTAATTTCAAGCATTGTTTCAAATCCTTAAAGGCTAAATCCCAGCTACCTGGATTGCGTATCACTGTTACGCTCTTATACCATTTATTATTATAACCCATAGAGCTGTCGCCCCATCTAAAATCGCTATTATATAGTGGCATTAATACGTAGCATTTAACTCCCATCGCTCCACATAGGTGCGCAATAGCACTGTCTATTGTTACCACACATTTTAGACCTCTTAAAGTCTGCATTGTTTCAGCCCAAGTAGAGCTAGGTAGTCTAGGCATAACTCCTACACAGTCTGGTCCTAGACTTCCAACATTTCCCAATGATAAAAATCGTTCCTCAGTGCAGTTACGGAATATATTGTTGCTGTGCTTATTGTTACTTTTCCATACGCAACCTATAGTATCCCCACTGTTACCACCACCAATAAATTCGCCGTCCGGTATATGGTCTAGTAGATTACCTAACGATCCAAATGCTATAGCATGAGTAGTATCTATTTTATTGGTATTATTTACTTCATATCCTGAAAATACGCAATTCAAGCCACTTTCACATTGTACTACTAGTCGATCGCAGTATTTTCTTAGCTCCGGTAAATACCTGGCGAACATTATACAGTCACCAATACCTTGTTCTGCCAGTACTGTAATACTTTCCACATGGCCACCAGTCCAATTAGTTTTAGCAGCCAGTGTCACTGCGTTACATATTTGAAACCTAGATTCGTACAGTTGCCAACAGTATTTTAGATCATCATACTTATCACTACAGTATTGACGCAACCTAGCATTAGCATAGTTGTAAACTAGGTCGAAGTCGAAACCTTTCTCTAGTCCTTCACGATAGATCATGACAGCTAGGTCATCATTTTCAGTGTGGTATTCGATCAATCCTAGGTTTAGTATAGCATTAATATAGTCATCGTACTTTTTGCCGTCTAATCCAGCTGCAGTCCTACTCTCCTCTAACACTTTCCTAGCTAAGTCATACTGCATATTATGCATATATGCTACACCTAGGTTCAATAGCGTCTCTCTATTGCGTCCAGCCTTTTTAAAACTAGCAATAGCTTTATCAAGCTTTCCGTTCGTTAGATAACGGTACCCACGATTGAAGTTCTCTATGTACTGATTTGAAGACCTTTTCCCAATTATTTTCATTTCTTATTACTTTTACGCTGTCATACCAGACGTTCTTAGTTCCCATTGAGTTATCACCCCATCTGAAGTCAGTATCAAATAGAGGCATCAGTACAATACAAGGCTTTCCTAATGCACCACACAAGTGTACAATGCTAGTGTCTACGCTAATTACTATATCTATACCTTCTAGGTATTTAATAGTATCGGTCCAAGATCCAATCTCTAAATGCTTATAACCTTTACGTTTTACTATACTGTGTAGTGTTCCATACTTGCTTAATTTATCAAAGTACCCGGCATGAGTGCTTCTATTGTGGTCATTTACGTGTGTAGCATTCCCGCTCCATACACATAGTATGTTCATATCTCCACCTACTTTTGGTACATACTTATCACGTAACCAATCACCAGGAGGTATAAAGTCCACTACTTTAGCTAACGATGCCATTGGTACAGCAAGTGTCGCATCCGTTTCACTTGCGTCACGACACGGATTCTCAAATAAGCCCTCCATTTCTGTAGTACATTGTACATATACTTTCTTAAACTTTTCAGCTACATACTTTATATAGCGTCCAAACATGATGGAGTCACCCATACCTTGTTCTACTAGGATAACTATACTTTCATCAGGGTATGCATCTTTGAAATTCCAGAATATTAAATTTTCTTTGGAATTCTTTAATTTATCCGCTTTGGTACGTTTAAATCTCCAGCTATAGTACTCCCAAGCTTTCTTAGCATCTACTTCTTTATTACTACATAGTTTGCGCAACTCTACCAAACTTAGGTTCCAAATAGCATCAAAATATGAAGGATCTTTTGTAAGTGCTACTCTTTGTAAGAATGCAGCAGTATCGTCCTGTTGTAGTGCGTAATGGTACAACCCTAGGTTACTCACGGCTAGGGGCCAAATATCTACGAACTTGCCATCGCTAAAAGGGAGATCTGGTGAACATGCGCGATCAAAACATTCGCGTACTTTTTCGTAATTGTTAAGGCCTTTATATGCTACACCCATATTTAGCCATAGTTCTTTAAATTCTGTAACCTTTAATACACGTTTAAACAATGCTAAAGCTTTATCGTGTTTTCTTGCATCTATATAATCAATAGCTTTATTAAAATCTCTTACTAGATTAGGGTCATTAATTAAATTAATTTGTTCCACTCGTAATTAACCTTTGAATTAAGTTTTCATATTTGCTGCCACCGTCATTAATCTGGACGTTGACTTGTGATTTAATATTAGTTTGGCGTAGTTTTTCTAGTTCGATTTGCTTGCTCATTTCCTCCATAGTCATTTTATGACTAAGGGCCATAAGCTCTGCAATATCTTTAGATGATCCAGTCTCGGATTCTTCCATTTCTTGGAATTTTTTCTTGAGAATGGCGTCCATAGCGGCGCGCATTCTGAACCTATTGTTGAAACCTAGGTTAAAAAAGACATTGTCGATATATGCTTTGACTTCGCGTTTAGATAATAACTGAGATACTAATTCTGTGGGCATGTCCAAAGAATCAGCAGTTTTAGCCAAATCTTGTAACTGAAGATAGCAGTTAGCTACCTCCAGAGCTTCAGGGCTAATGTCCAGCACTTCTGCGGCGGATTGAGTAGGTAATGTTCCCATTTTGTGTTATTATTCTAGTAGACGTTTTTATATTATAACAGCATGAGGAGGATTACGCAAGTGTGAATTTTGAATGGTGTTTAAAATCTTAAATTGAAGCCTTTGGTAAATTGAAATATAATATATTTACAGTTTGGAAAGGTTATAATAAACTTTTCCAAACTGACCGGGGGGTTGGTGTAAGTCTCGGCGCTTGTATAGGTCGGGACTTACTATTTATTAGGGCTCTACATTCTAGGATCACAGATATAATTCAGCGATATCTATATTCAGCGATATCTACATTCAGCGATATCTACATTCAGCGATATCTACATTCAGCGCGTAGCGCTGCAGACCTAGGATCGATTTGGCACCCAAAGTAATTTCCAAAAAATCCCAAAATAGGCCGTGTGGGTGGGCCCAACTAGGTGCGAATGAGAATCAGTCTTATATCCCCCCTAGGTGTAGTAGGTCTAAGATTATGCCACGCAATCCTGGGCCGCGTCAAGCGAAGTTACAAACTTTTACAAAGATGTAACAAATGTAACAGCTCAATCTTGTAAGGTTCATGTAAGCTTTCTAGGTCATACTGTAGTCATGTTGGAACTGACCCTCACCCAGGAGCGCACTATGTCACGCTATGTCGATCCTATCCGTAATTTCTTTGGTACTGGTGAAGCCTATTCGTCTATGCTCGCAGATGCGCGCTCGGCTAACTGGGAGCGCTTCTCGCAACTTGATGGCGCTTACTGTATCGACGCACCCGAAATGATCTATGCAGGGAGTAGCATCGGCTTCGATAGCCGCACGTCGGGTTTTACTGTACTTTCCACCACTGCCCAAAGGGGGATGCAATGAACATCGTTGACCTGTTCCCGGCATACGGCCGGCGCTATGATACCGTTCGGGATATGTACCGTGACTGGAAGAATGGAAAAGATTTTACCCTAGGGCTTAATGGCCCATATTGCAGCATCCGTGATGCTGACACGTTGCAGATGGAATACGAGGTTGACGCAGTAAATCTGCGGCAACTTGGATTCAAGAAGCCGACCCTTGACATTACCCTTATTCTGTGAAAGGAAATATATGAACCGCGAACAAATCAACACTTGGCGCGTTGCGCATGGGCTTGCCCCTATCGTTGTCACTGCTGATGAACTGGCACGGCAGAAGCGCAAGAAGCAAGCGCGGAATGCTAACGCTGCGGCACATGCTGCGTTGCAGCGTACCATCCGCGATAACCGTAACCGTAACCGTAAGGTGTAGCATCATGGTAGAGATTGTGCGTTTTGCCGACGATGTGGCCTATCATTATCGCAGGCTTGCCACTGCTGATATTACCGAATTGCAGAATACGTATAACGTAAATCTCTGCGATGATAATGGGGAAACATGGTTTGATGAAGAGATCCCCGCAGGATACACTTCGATAATCGACGAGGATGAATTCTTTAATCGTTACTTTGGGGAATCGTATGACTGTTAATATCAAGGTTGATTGGATGAAGCGCTGGGCCAATTCTCCACGTATTATCGTGGAAGGTATTAAGGCTCCAGAATATCCCCGCGAGACTGACCCTATCTGGGAGAAAAGCCCGGATGGTTTGCATCTTGCACGTAAGGGGGATTTTGCCTTTTATTTTGTCACTGATGGCAAACCCACTGATGGATATGGTGGACGTAGATTTGCAGGCACATTTAAGGACGGTACTACCTTTGAATATAGGGGTGCATGGTCCTCGCGTGCTGGATGTATTAACCAAGCTATTAGTAAGGGTGAATTGACTGGCGATTATATCGTGGATGTAATTGTTGGTTCATGCGCTACTGCTGTTAATCTCTCTTTTATTGATAGGCAATGGGACTTTCCATATGAACTAATGAGAAAGAGTGAGTTTGGGCATTTTGCAGAATTCACGTTTGAACCATCGTATAAGGGATGGTTTAAGGGGGATACTGGTTTCGAATATCCCGAATAACCAAGGCCCGAAAGGGCCTTTTCTTTTTGTCAAGCATTGTTACATTTGGTTACAATTGGCGCCAATTTTACCACGTAAAATTGGACCCTGTCAAGGACTGTTACAATATTTTACAACTAGCGTTGCGAAAATACCACAGGCGCCCATTATACACCAGCGGCCGGTATTTGTCAATAGGGATAAACCACTAGAAAATAACCTGGTCGCTGTAAGGTTCATGTAAGGTTGGCCGATATAATGGTTTACATGACAACAACCCACCTGGCCGATATGAATACCTATCGTGTAAAGTTACTGGTTCGGGAATTTTGTTATGAATATGTTACGATTGTTGCCCGTTCTATTTTTCATGCTATTGCTGAAATGTATGTCATGGATCGGGATGCTAATATTGTATATATTGAGGAAGTTAAGTAGATGAGGGTTATTCATATTAACTGCGGTATTTTCGAGGTGGTGGATTACGATAACACCACTATTTTCTTTGTCGGTACTATTGAGGCTTGCGAATTGTTTATTCGTAGGTTTGGGGAATAATCATGACGATTGAAATTGTTTATTTTACCGATCATATCACGCTTGACGCTACCCGCTTGCCTATGTCGGATATTGCGGAAATGCAAGCGCAGTTTAACTGCAATTTATCCGATAGCGAGTTTCAGGAGGTTTGGTTTGACGAGGAAATTCCCGTAGGCTATACTACGGAAATTGACGAGGACGAATTCTTTTCTAGGTATTTTGCGGAATGAATCGGATTTCATGGTTCGGTACTATTGCCAGTATTATCGGGGCTTTTCTGGTAGCCTTTGGGGTACTGGTAATAGGCTATATTAGTTTTATCCTAGGATCGGTTTCATGGGTTGCCGTCGGTATCCGTAAGCGGGATTATTCACTAATAACACTTAATGGATTCTTTCTAACTGCTAACATACTAGGGATATATAATGCTCTTGCTTAGTTTGTTCATGGTTACGATGTTAGCGTTTGTTCCAATTACGATTATTAAACTGCTGGGGGAATAATATGACTGGTGCGTCGTTTACATCTTTGGTTCTATTCTTTATTCTGATTTACGGGATTATTTACTGGATCTTTCTTAAATAGGTTTAATAATGCTTGCATGGTACTTTACTAATTCGGAGGAATAATGTTTTGCGCTATTATCACAGACGCTAACAATAATCAATGGGAAACTGAAAGATTTGGTAATATCGAAGCCTTGAAAGAATGTTATGCCGAACCCGGATGGGTTAATGGTGTAACTGGAAATCAGTTTTTTATCCGGCCGGAATATATTGTTTCTATTGAAATTTTGAAGGATGCAGAATGATTGCATGGTATTGGTATTTTCTAGGTGTTCTGGGCCTATTCTTTATTGCAATCGGTATTGAATGGGTTATTGACTTTTATATTAGCTGGCCTTTTGAGGAATAATATGTCCGGCGTCGTCGATAAGTATAATCAGCAATGGGAGCATTGCTGTATCTGCCGAAAGTTTGTTAGGTTTCCGCAGGATCTAGGCTACATTAAGCCCGATATTGAATATAAGTATGGGCGGGATGTTTGCGTTATATGCGTTGATAACCTTATACGTTCTGAAGATATTAGGTTTGACCAGGTATTTCCTGCCCCTAGCTGGCAAATTACTAATACCTATTAACAGAATGCCCGAAAGGGCATTTTTTATTATCTCCAGGTGAAGTTAGCACTCACTTCGCTGTTACAAATTTGCGCCAAAATTGTAGCATACAATTTTGGGCCGTGTCAAGAACTGTTACAATATTTTACATGTTCTGTTGTTTTTAAGCCACAATAGGCGCCAAAATTATATCACACACCTGGCCGCTTGTCAATAGGGGTTTGCCCTAATTGACACACGAAAGTTGTAACAGTTTGTAAAACTTCTAGACCTGGGCGAAAATGCGATATAATGCCCTTTGCCGCGATTGGTCGGCGCGATGCCCTATTTCAGATTATGAAACTTGCGATTTATGATATGGACGGAACTATTGTAGATAGTTCGCATAGGTATAGAACTATTATCGGTGATGATAATATCGAGAGAATTGACCTTGAATATTGGCGAGAAAATGAATATAAGGCGATGGAAGATGGGTTATTGCCTTTGGCCGAACAATATCGAAAGGATTTAATCTGCCCTAATACATATGTTATTATTGCCACTGCCCGAGTTATTCAAGGCCCGGATATGCAATTTATCGAGGAAATTCTAGGGAAACCCAATTATCTAGTTTCTCGCAGAAAGGGTGATTCTCAATCTGGCAAAACTTTGAAAATCAACGGATTACAGAAGTTTTTTAATCTGAAACAGTTTAGAACGTCGGATGCAGTATTTTACGAGGACAATATCCAATATCTGAAAGCAGTTTGCGATCATTTTAATATTCGCGGGGTTTATATTCCCTCGATTCAAGGTCACTAATACTATATATCATGGCAAAGAAACAATATTTCTGCATTATCGACACTGAAACTACTATTACTGATAAGGTAGTAGATTTTGCCGCAGTTATTTGCGACCGAAAAGGTACTATTTTCGCACAATGTGCGGTTATGGTTCAAAATGTTTTCGGGGTTGATGATCTATTCTATGATCGCAATAATTCGGGTATTTGGTCGCAAGCTAGTATTAGTAAGCGCATGGATAATTACCATAATATGCTGAATACTGGCTCTAGAATGATGGCATCAGTTAATGCAATTAATCGCTGGCTCGAAAAAGCAGCGGCTAAGTATAACCCAGAATTGACGGCATATAATCTGCCGTTCGATAATTCAAAATGTGCCAATACTGGTATTGACTTGAATATGTTTTCTAATCGTTTCTGCCTTTGGGCGGCATCGGTTGGCAATATCTGCAATACTAAGGCATATAAACAATTCATTTTGCAGAATCATTTATTCAATACTCCGACCGATAAGGGTAATATGACCTTTTCCACTACTGCGGAGGCAGTAACTGGGTTTCTGTCGGGTCAATATACTGCCGAACCGCATACTAGTTTGGAGGATATTATTGGATACGAATTGCCTACCTTAGTTCATCTTAATAAGAAACGGGGTTGGCGGGAAAAGATTATCCCTTATGACTGGAAAAAGCATCAGGTAAACCAACATTTTCAGGCGATTTAATTATGGATAAGTTAATCGGTTTCTGCACATTCTTTCTAGGGATTCAAAATCCCGTGGAAGTTAGAATTAGGGAAACCCTTAAAATTAAGGATGCTAGGGCATACCATGTTTCATGGGCAAAGGGTAATAGGATTACCCGGCACGTTATCTATATTAATATGCAAGACGATGCCCGAGATATTGAAACTATTTGTGCCCATGAGTTTGTTCATGCGTGGCAAGCAGAATATGCCCCTAAATCGAAAACGCACGGCAAACTATTTGCAAATAAATGTGCAGAATTGCGAGAGTTTTTAAACTCTGAGGGTTTCAATATTCGGGATGATATTTACTGCAAAGATACGGATAAATAATCATGGAAACTATCGGTTGGATTGGCTCTATATTATTTGCAATATGTGGATTGCCGCAAGCAATCCAATGCGCAAAGGATGGGCATTCTCGAGGGCTTAATTGGTTTTTCCTTTTAGCCTGGCTATTTGGGGAGATATTCACCATTATATATGTATGGCCGAAAGCCGATTATCCATTACTCGCAAACTATCTAGTAAATCTAATATTCTTGGCTATTATGTTGCGATATAAAATAAGGGAGCGCACATAATATTAAACCTGGCTAATAACCAGGTTTTTATTTTGTCAAGCACTGTTACATTTGGTTACATCCTGTTACAATTTGTTACAAATTCGCGCCAAAATTTTAGCATAAAATTTTGGGCCGTGTCAAGCGAAGTTACAACTTTTTTTGCATGGTTTTGGCGAAAAAACAACGTGTCAATAGGGGGAAACCCTGGTAGGATATTGCGTTTTGTAAGTTTCGCGTAAGTTTCGGCCGTAGAATGGGAGACCTGGACGCAACGAAAGCACTAAAGAAAAAGGCAAGCAAAAGCCCTACACTTTACAAGGTCTTTCTTTTCGTCTAGAATGTGGTTTTCCCTGTAACTAGTATCTAGAAAGGATACAAAATGACTGCTAAGGCTAAAACTGTTAATTATACCCCGGAACAATTGGAAACTGCTAAGACCCAGTATGCTTCCGGTGTTTCTGTGGAAGATATTGCAAAGGTTATCGGAAAAACTGCTAGGTCAGTTATTGCGAAACTCTCGAAGGAAGGGGTTTATAAGGCAAAGGAATATGTTTCCAAGAATGGCGAAAAGCCCGTTAAAAAGGATGCCACCGCCGATGCAATCGGCGCGGTTTTGAAACTGTCTGAGGGTGAAATTGAATCGCTTACTAAGGCGAATAAGACCGCACTGGTTAAGATTTTCGC